CGAGAAGGGCGGCGAGGCGGCGACAACCCCGTCCCGCCCGGCGCGCCGCGAGGCGAAAGGGGGCGCCGCCGGTGACGGCGGCGCCCGGGCCGGGGCCGGCGCGCTGCTGACGCGCCAGGCCGGCGAACGGCGCGAGATCGAGGACCGGCACGAGGACGAGCGGCGCGACCTGCACGGCAAGCACCGCACCGAATTGCGCCAGATGAAGGACCGGCACGAGGCCGCCCACGGGGCGCTGACGGACCTGTCGACCCTGCACGTGCTGCACCGCGAGCACGAGCGCGAGGAGGCCGAGACCCGCGGCCGCCACCTGCACGAGCACATGGGAATGCATCACCGCCAGATGGCCGAGAAGACGGCGATGCACGCGCGGCACGAGGCCGAGGCGGAGGGCTGAGGCGATGGCCGCGTTCCGCACCCTGCACTCGATGGAATTGTCGGACGATGAAAAGCTCGACCACCTCGAGGCGGCCGAAAAGCGACGGCCGATGCCGCCGGAGGTTCCGGACACGGTGCCGCCGCCGCAATACCCGCCGGAGCTGCAGTTCCGGGTGCGCGAGGCGGATTTCCCGGCCCTCGGGCTGGACCCGATGCCGGTAGCCGGCACGGCCGTGCGGTTCGCGGCGATGGTGCGGGCGACCAGTGTCGAGCACGAGATCGGCGGCTGCCGCATCGAAAGCGAGATCGATTTTCTCAAATTCGGCGACGGCCCGTTCGCCGAGCTCGATCCGGCGCAGCGCCCGACCCTGGCCTTTACCCGGCCGATCCTCGCGCGGCTCGATTGCGCCGAAGACTGCGAGCGCGGGCACCTGCTGCACCTGATCGGCACCGCGCGGGTCGAGAGCACCGGCGACACGCAATGGGGCGGCAAAAACGTCACGCTCCAGATCGTCGAGATGGCGGTCGAGGACGAGGACGCGGAAAGCGACGGGGTTTCGTGATGGCAAAGCGCCTCCGGCCTAACGGCCGCTCCGTCACGGCCGCCGAGGCGGCGCGGCGCGCGGCGGCGGCGCGCGAGCGCGCGTCGAACGACGCCGCGACGACCGGCGGTCCCGACAGCTGGGACCGGCGCTCGCACCTGGAGCGGATCAACCACCCGTTCGACAACCCGGCCGCGATCCCCGGGCTCGGCATTATCCACAAGGCCAAAGGCTAAGGCGGCCGGCCGATGGCGGCGCTGTCGACCCCGGCGGCGGTGGTCAATGCCGCGATCCAGCTCGTCGGCGGGTTCAACGACGACGGGCCGATCACCGGCACCCCGCCGAATTTCGACGGCAGCGCCTACGGGCGCGCCGCCGGCACCGTCTACGACGAGGTCGTGCAGGCGGTCGGGCGCAGCTGGGGTTACGATTTCAGCCGCAACCAGGCGTCGCTCGGGGCCGCGACCGCGAACGTGCCGGCCCTCGGCTTCGCCTATGAATACGTCTACCCGGCGAACGGCATCCAGATCCGGCAAATCCTGCCGGGCGCGGGCGCGGACCCGAACAACCCACTGCCGCTCACCTGGGATGTCGGGTTCGCGACGGTCGGGGGCACCGCGACCAAGGTCCTCTGGTGCAATGTCGCGGCGGCCGCGGCGCTGATCACCGGGACGCCGCCCGAAAGCGTGTGGGACCCGCTGTTCCAGGAAGCGGTGGTCCGCGAGCTCGCCGCGAAGCTGGCGATGGCCAATCTCGGCAAGCCCGACCTGATGAAACAGCTCGGCGAGGACGGCGACGCCGCGCAGGCCGTCGCCCAGATCCGCGACAACTGAACCGCGACACCTGAACCCCTCCCCCCGGAGGGATGAGCCGAGCCGATGACCCGTGCTTATCCGGTTTCGACACACAGGAGCTAAATCTTGAAAACGCTCTGCATCTATCACGGCAACTGCCAAGACGGTTTCGCAGCCGCGTGGGCCGTCAGATACGCGCTCGGCGATGGGGTCGAATTCTACCCCGGCGTCTATCAGGATGCGATCACCACAAGAGCGCGGAAGAAGACCTTGCGCCGTTCAAGGTCCAACTCTGCGGCCCCGCGCGCCTTCATTGGTCGCCAGACATGGAGGGTATGTCGCGTGATTTAGCGGAACTTGGCCGTCCGCCAATCATTGCCTACTTCGACATGGAGCGATCGGGCGCTGGAATGGCGTGGGATTGTTTCAACCCTGACGAGCCACGACCACCGCTGATCAATCACATTGAAGATCGCGATCTATGGCGGTTCAAGCTGCCGCGCACCCGTGCCATTGCCGCAGCGGTCTTCTCTTACCCTTACGATTTCGAGACGTGGGATGGGCTAATGCAGCCGAACCGCCTCGATCTTCTTAATGCAGAGGGCGCGGCCATTGAGCGGAAGCACCATCAGGACATTGCCAATGTGCTCGCGGTTACACGCCGCGAGATGGTGATTGGCGGTTGGTTGGTCCCCGTCGCAAACCTGCCGCTAACGATGACATCAGATGCTGGGCACGCGCTCTGTGCGCCCTACGACCGTGGTGCCGGCGGGTCTTACATCCCGCCATTCGCGGCCTGTTATTGGGATACGCCAGAAGGTCGCGTGTTCTCCCTGCGCTCTCGCGATGACGGCGCGGATGTCAGTGCCGTAGCCAAGCAATATGGCGGCGGCGGTCACGCTCACGCCGCAGGTTTTCGTATGCCGCACGGTTGGAAGGGCGATACCACGGATGGTAGCTGTGTGTCTTAACCGGATAAGCATGCGATGACCGCGTCGCTGCAATCGCCGGCCGATCTCGTCAACGCCGCGCTCGCCGGGCTGAAGTCGCCGCTGCGCATCGGCACCCTCTATGACGGGTCGGCGGCGGCGAAAAAGGCGCTCGACATCTACGGCCAGGCGCGCGACTGGCTCTTGCGCGGCGCCGATTGGGGCTTCCCGCGCGGCGACGCGGCGCTGACCCTCGTCAAGGCGGCGCCGCCGGGCGGCTACAACCCGGCGACCCCGTGGGACCCGACGCAACACCCGCCAATCCCCTATCTCTTCGAATACGCCTACCCGCCCGACTGCCTGATGCTGCGGTCGGTCCAGCCGGCCCCGCTGTTCCTGCCCGACTTCACCCCGAGCGCGGCACCGTTCGAGATCGCCAACGACACCGTCAAGACGGCCGGGCAACCGGCCGCGCCCGGGCGCGTGATCCTGTGCTATCTCGCCGCAGCGGTCGGCACCTATACCCGCCAGGTCACCGACATGTCGCAATGGGATGTCGGGTTCGTCGACGCCCTGGTCCGCGAGATCCGGGCGCGGATCGGGCCGGCGCTCGAGGAGATCGCCGCTGGCGCGGGCGATGCGGAAAAGCTCGACACGGCGCTCGCGCAAGGTGCCGGCGCGACCGCGGCGGCGCGGCAGGGCTGACCGGTGCCGCTGCCCGAAGACCTCGTCAACCGCGCGCTCGACGCGGTCGGCTGCGCCGACCAGCAGATCGGCGCGATCACCCAAGGGACGCGGGCGGCGCAGGTCGCGCGGCGGCACTACAACCCCGTCCGCGAGCAATTGCTGCGCGGGGCCTACTGGAATTTCGCGCGGAAGCAGGCGCCGATGGAGCTGCTCGCGGCGCGGCGGGGTTATGCCGAGGGGCGGCCGCCGGGATCGATCGGGACCACGGTGATCCCGCCCTGGACCTATGAATACGCGTGGCCCCTCGACGCCGTCGCGGCGCGCTTCGTGCCGTGGAACGGGCGTTCGGCGGGGGATGCCGGGATCCCCGGCAACACCAATGTCCCGGCCGTGCCGCCGACGACCGCGGGGGCGCCCGGCGCGGCGCCGGCGGGACAGATCCCGGCGCGGATGCTGATCGCCAGCGACGACAACTATCCGCCGCCGAGCGCCGCGGCGACCCCGCCCGACGGCTGGTGGAACACCCGCGGCCTCACCCTGACGACGCGCAAGGTCGTGCTGACCGACGTCCCCGCCGCCGAGCTCGTCTACACGGTCGACCAGCCCTACCCGAATTTGTGGGACCCGCTCTTCGAGGCGGCCTATGTCGCGCTCCTCGCCACCCATCTGTGGCTCCTCAACCCGGACCGGCAGGAAGCCCGCGCGCTGCGCGCCGACCAGATCGCGATCGCGCGGCGCGCGCTCGACACCGCGCGGGTGCGCGACGGCGACGAAGGCTGGCCCTCGGTCGAGCACACCCCGGACTGGATCCGGGCGCGCCGGCAGGGCGCCGGCTATGGCGGCCTCGGCGGCCGGGGACCCGACGCGGGCCCGGGGGTGTGGGGTTACGGCTGGGACGCCGTCGGCTTTGGCGACGGCTCGGTGTATTGAGGCGCTGACGGTCAAATGGCAGTTCCGTTCGGCCAGTGGTCGTTCGGCGCCGGCGAATTGGCGCCGTCGCTGTGGGGGCATATCGACCTCGCCAAATTCCATATCGGCGCGGCGACGATGCGCAACCTGTTCGCGTCGTATCGCGGGGGCGCCTACAGCCGCGCCGGGACCGCCTTTGTCGGTTATTCGAAACAGACGGGACGCGCCTACCCGCCGCGGCTGGTGACGTTCCAGTTCAACATCAACCAGGGTCTCGCGCTCGAATTCGGCCACCAATACCTGCGGGTGATCCAGGACGGCGCCTTTGTCACCGAGGCGCCGGTCGACATCACCGGGATCACCCAGGCGGACCCGGCGGTCGTCGCGGTCGGCGCGCTGCGTCTCACCGCCGCGACCCCGGTCAATGGCGGCGTCCTGATCAGCTATGCCCCGGGCGACATGATCACCGTCGGCGGCGGCACCGCGCTGACGCAGGGCGTGCTCAGCGTCACCGACACCCTGCTGCTCGCCGCGACGGTCCTCGTCCCCGGCGCGGCGACCGGCTCGGTCTACGCGCCGGGCGACACCGTGACGCTGGCACCGGTCGGGGGCACCGCGACGACGGCGCCGATCGCCACGATCGCGACGACCCAGGTGCTCGGCGCGACGATCGCCGCCGGCGGCAGCGGCGGCGGCGACGGGACGCAGACCGTCACCGGCACGACCGGCACCGGCGCCCGGTTCCAGGCGAGCGTCACCGTCGCCGGCGGCGCGATCACCGCCGTGCTGGCGATCACCGTCGCCGGCGCCTACACGGTCAACCCGACCGTGCCCTCGGCCGAGCCGGTGACCGGCGCCGGGCTCGCCGGCGCGCAGCTCGACCTCGCGATCGGCATCTTCGGCGTGGCCGTCACGGCCGCCGGCATCCTGACCGCGAACGGCAGCGGCCAGTTCACCCAAAGCGCGACCTCGGGCGCCGGCACCGGCGCGACCTTCCAGGGCGGCCTTTTCGCGCCGCACGCGCTCGGCGTCAGCGATGCCGGGGTCTACACCGCGGTTCCCGCCAACCCGGCGAGCCAGGCGGCGACGACCGGCGCCGGCCGCGGCGCCGAATTCACCGTGAGCGCGACCGGCACGGCGCCGTTCGCCGACGGCGACTGGGTCTATCTCGCCGGGATCGGCGGGATGACCGCGCTCGACGGCAACACCTATGTCGCCCACGGCGCGACCGCCGGTTCGATCGAGCTCTACGACGTGTTCGGCAACCCGGTCGATGCGACCGCCTTCCCCGCCTATACCGGCGGGGGAACCGCCGCGCGGCTCTTCACCCTGGCGACGCCGTGGGCCGAGGCCGACCTGCCCTGGCTCAAATGGACGCAATCCGCCGACGTCATGTCGATCTGCTGCTGGAACCAGCAAAGCGGCACCGCGTACCAGCCGTGCGACCTGGCGCGGGAGGCCAACAACCGGTGGACGCCGACCCCGTTCGCGGTCAAGCCCTATGCCGGCCAGTCCGCGCAGGTCGCCGCCCAGGACCCGACCAGCACCGGCTTGACCTGGTACCAGTATGGGGTCACCGCGATCGACCAGGCGACCGGCCAGGAAGGGGCGCCGGCCTACAGCAACCAGAGCCTCGGCTGCGACATCGCGACGACGCTCGGCTCGGTCTTTGTCGGCTGGGACGCCGTCCCCGGGGCCGCGTCGTACAACGTC